TAACCAAATATAGAAATGTTTCGTTAACACACGAAACATACAAGACTTTGATCAGTTTGTCGAAGGTATTATTACCGGATGCAAAGTTATCAATTAGTAAAACCATTGAGCAAATAGCAAATGAGAAAGCGAAGAAGTTAAATGGAAAAATTAAAAAAGCATAGAGTATACAAAGCTATCTGCCCTACTTGTAAGGGTAATGGCTATTTAAAAGTCGGCACTGAAGAAGGAGAAGTTATCCATCAGTGCTGGGACTGCGATTCGGAGGGAGAATTTTATGTACATCAGCCCGAAACTGATCTTATTTATGACGATGTTGATCTTTTTACAGATGATGTTGTTAAGTTGCACTAAGCATACTCCAGATCCGTTGAGTACTGTAATGAAAGTGATAATAAAGAATGCAAGAGAATAAATACTATATAAAATATTTTTCAAAATCTGATGGTAAACATGTAGTAAGGCCATACGATCCTCATCCTGATAATCAACATGAGTTTATAGCGAGTACTGGAAACTTATGTAAAAGATATTGGGATAAGAAGAAAGAAGGATTGAGAACGGCTAACGCACCATGGACCATCTTAAAGAAGAATGCGAAATAATACTTCTATCTCTCGTCAATTAAGAGAAAAGATATTAGCTCTTAAAGGATCTAATATGTCTTATAGAGAAATGAGTGAAGAGATAGGGTGTTGTAAGTCTACTATACATTATCATTTAACACCTGGAGCAGCGGAAAAAATTAGAAAACGTTCTGGAAGAGAAGAGTGGAGGTCTGTATGGAGATTTTGCTATGAGCCTAAGAAGAAAAAGAAACCATTAAAATATAAAATAGATACTTTGCTTCGAAAAAAATTTCGAGCATTTTTATATGGAGCAACTAGAAAAAATCAAACAAGGAGAAATAAGATGGGGTTAAAACATAAAACTACTAAAATATTCCATGTACTAGCTAAACTGTGGCCTGGAATAGTTAAAGAAAACCAAGTATTTCAAGCAGTTAATCAATGGACGGGTAAACCTGATTTTTATGATGATGGAAAACCGATTATGACGCCATATGTAAGATGTAGGTTAACTGATGAAATCATTAATGTAAAAGCTAATACGACTCACTGTGATCATATTAATGGTGATCCTAGTGATAATAGTGTAGAGAATTTTTCTGCTACTCATGGATGGGCCAATCAAATGAAGGGTGATGCACCTAATGATGATGTACTTGAAGAAAGATTAGAAACTATGTTAAAGGCTTTACGTAAAAATAAACCTAAAGATAGACTAAATAACAATTATAAAATAGATTATACCGATGAGTAAAAAAGAAAATGGAAGAAAATGGGATGGTAGATCAAGAGTCTCAAATGATGTATATAGAAAAAGATTTAATGAAATATTTAAAAAGGAAAAAGATCCTTTTGATAATGAAGTAAAAGAAGATAAAAAAATTAATGATGAAGAATTAAAAAAGATTGCGGATAGAAATGGTTTTTAAAAATTTTAAACTTAATATATTAAAACTAATCCAAGATACGTGCCACAAGGTTAGCGAGTGGGCGTGGAAAAAACGTATAATTCTCATGCATGAAAAAGAATAATAAATTCAACTATATACAAGGAAAACAGATCACGGACCACGAATCAGGGACCAGGGTTTATGAGATAGTTGGTACTAGACTTCCGAGCGTTACTACTGTATTAAGCGCCACCAAAGATCAAACATTTTTAAAAAATTGGAAGGCCAAAGTTGGAGAACAAGAAGCAGAGAGAATCAAGAATCTATCTAGTAGGCGGGGCACAGCCATGCACAAATTCTTGGAGTCTCATATCGGAGACATTGGCTACGATGATCTTACAGGGATCGGACAAGCGGCGAAGCCCATGGCCCAAAAAATTATTGAAGTCGGTCTTACGCCTGTTGAAGAATATTACGGGACAGAAGTTACATTACATTATCCTGGCCTTTATGCTGGGAGCACTGACTTCGTATGTCTACACAATGGTATGGAAACTATAGTAGACTTTAAACAATCCAATAGACCAAAGAAAGAAGAGTGGGTGCAAGACTATTACCTACAAATAGCAGCTTATGCCATGGCTCATGACCATGTTTACGGTAGCAAGATTAGACAGGGTGTCATAATGATGTGCACACCTGATTTATATTATCAGGAATTTAAGATTCAAGACGCCGATCTACGGGCGCAGAAACACAAGTTTTTGAAGAGGCTAGACATGTATCATGAGTTGAAACACAGCGAAAAAGAGCAGGCAAACGTCCAGATTGCCGCAGAAGACTTCACCAAATAAGGCTGAATTGTGTCACAATTGTGGCAGAAATGTGTTCAAATCTAGTTTAGAATCGTTCTAAGGACAGTTTGTATAGGTATGGCAAAAGTTTTATAAAAAAAAATAAAATGTGCTACAGATATTTTGTCTTTTTGTACTTTTGACCTAGAAGTGTTGGTATACAACAAAAATGATGGACAAAATGTGTGAAAAAAAAGTGTACTTGGACAAAATATTTTGTCCTAACAGGCAGAATCTCAGATTCCCCGCGCGCGAGGTGTTTTGTTTTTATCAATATATCAAAACTTTTACCATACCTATAGAGATTTGAAGATGACAGAAGAAAATTTTTTTGATATGTTGAATAGAGTACACAATCCGGAATATTACTATGGCAAGAAAAAAGACAAGAAGAAAACTAAACGTAAGACAATCAGTCGTCGAAGAAATACCATATCCAAAGGTAAGAGTGGAGTGGATAGACTGCGTAAGCGACAGCGGTTGGGCAAACGAAAAAGAATTCGACAAGATGAAGTTAGCTAAACCTGTTAATGAAGGTTGGTTGTACTCGAAAGATAAAGAATCTATAAAGTTATTTGCTTCTTATGACAGAGATGACAATGAAATTACTTTTGGGGATCGGACGATGATTCCTCGTCAGTGGGTGAAGAAGATACAGAAGATTTAGGAGACTCTATTGCCTCACCTTCAACAGTCTTCGCATTTAAAAGCGGCGCGTAATCGTCTAAAATTTGTTTCATTTTGTTTTCTAGCTCTGATTCTGATAAGTCCTCTAATTTCCCTGTTTTTATTATCTTTCGGTCTATATACAATCCTGCTGCTTTACCTCTATTTGCTTCCGCATTCACCGCAGAAGAAAACGAGCCTTTTTTAAGTGCAGCTTCTCTGAGTCTTGCTAGTTCTGCTACATGTCCTTCGTAAGTCACTTCAAACTTTTTAAGTCTTTCTTCTTTTAGTTTACCGATATAACCTACAACTAACGGACTAAGTCTTGGATTACAAAGTTCTGATCCTTCTTGTCTAGATCTCTTTTCAGAATAGCCAGCAAGCTTTGCCGCTTCACTTTGTGTGACCGGTCCATCAGGTCCACCGAATACTAAAAACTCAGCGAATCTTTGTTGCATCTCTGTTAATCTTTTAGGAACTCCCATGTTGACAATTTAGGGTAACTATCCTATAAAGTCAATATGAAAGATGATCGAGGAGAATTAGATTTAACTAAACAAATTGAAGACTTGACAAGTGAATTAAAAAGCGTAAAGGAACTAGAAGAGTCTCATCGTAAGTTAAACGATAAACTTCAACAAGAAATAGCTGATTGTAAAAGAGATAATGTTATTCTAACACACGATAATGCTACTCTTTCAAATCGTCTTAGAGACGCAGGTAAATAATGTTTGTAAAGCACTTACAAGAATTTTTAGAGAAATTTACTTCTGCTAATAAAGCAGGTACCATGCAAGGTAATGCAGTTTCTAATGCTAAAATTTATATTGAAAAGAACGGACGACTTCATGAGATTAAAAGAATTGAAGTGCAAGACCAAGGTATAATTGGTCAGCCATCAATTCGTGTAGTTATTAAAACACAGGAGAAACAGGAAATTATTCTGCCTCCAAGTCTTATGAAAGAGTTCTAAATGCATGTACCAGTAACCCTAAAAAACCTATGGGTCCAGAGGCAAAATTATATCAAAAAATTAAAAGAAACTCCGATGGAATTTCATGGATTCGGATTGAAAACCTTAGCTTACTCGGCACTCCTGATCTATTGGGCTATAATACTTCTGGGCACTTTTTTACTGTAGAACTCAAAGTCACGAAGGGGAACAAGGTACGCTTTTCTCCACACCAAATTGCGTTTCACGTGGCACATCCACACAATACTTTTATCATGGTCGAGGCCCTTGGTCCAAGGTCCTCGAAACTTGTTCACCTGTACTCAGGTGCCCGGATCATGGAGCTTGTAGCTTGCGGCTTGAAGCTTGATGCTTGCAGCTTGGGGCTTGAGGCTTGTATTAAATATTTGAAGAACCTGAACTAGGTTCTGGTTTAGTGTTGCTTGATGCTTGCAGCTTGGAGCTTGAAGCTTGGGGCTTGAGGCCCGGACCAGGGCGCACGCTTGTCGCTTCCGTCGAAGCTTCGTCGCTAATGGCCTGATCCAGATTATTACGTAGCTTGCGTAATTCTTTATAAAACTTGGGGTGTTTAAATTCAAACATTAATGTTGACCGTATGATACATTTTTAATTTCTTTATTCCAGCAATTTCTGCAATCTTTGCATTGGCCGTCCTGCTGTGGCGCGGGACACGTGGCGCCGCTTGTGACCACGGTTGAAGTGTTGGGCCAGCTTCCAGTCGCGGGCTGGTCTATCATCGGTGTGCTAAATCTTATAATTAAATTATCCGGGGCTCGTGATACATGGTCCTTGATCCATGCTTCCCGGGTCGGGAGCCAGTGACGCTTAGAAGGCGTCAACCTGCATACTTCATAAATTTTATTTAAATGATTTAAATCCTGGACATCTCCTGAATCGTGCCATCTAAATACATCTGGCTTCTTGCTGTTGATCAGGTGTGCCATTGCTTCGACCCATTGCGGTGAGCTTATAGCTGCCAGTCTCCGGTACTGAGCGTCTTGTACAACTTTAAAAACATAACAACCTTTAAGAGCGTAGCAATCGTAGCAGGTACTGCCCTTAACCTTCCGGAGCTTGGAGCCTGTTTTGCATTCCTTGGCTGGTAGACCTATTGACCATCCAGGCATTTTTGAAGGCTTGCTCAGGCTGCCTCCTATAATTTTTAATGCTTCATCTGTTTTCATTTGTAATTTTTGGTTGGTTCATGAGTCTTGAGTCATAGTCTTTTAACAACTCCCAGATTTCATTTATTTGTTCGTCGCTGTACCATAGTCGAAGAACAGCGGCCAATTGATCGTAATTTGTTTTCATAATTTCTCCTTTATAATCCTATTACTATCATTTAGTTTTTAACGTGTCAATTAATTTATTCCAATCAATTGTTGGGTCTAGCTGCTCCATGCTTGAAGCTTGCGGCTTGGAGCTTGGCGCTTGGGGCTTGATGCTTTTAAAAAACTTTTCACAGCTGGCCAGGTAGGCCGGCGGAAGCGTTGAATGCTCCCGCAGGAAATAGTGTGTTAAGTCGTTGTGTTTAATTCTCTTCATTGCTTTCATTCCAATCTAGGACATTGAGCCCTGAAGCAACAGCCTTGGCCTCTGCCTGATTTCT